TCGCGCCCTCGGCTCGGAGCTGTGCAAGTATGGCGTCACGCTGATCACCCAAACCGCCACGTGCGCCCGCTTTGCGTGAGGCTGCAACGATGTCCTCATGGGTCCACGCCTTGCCGTTGTGGGCTGCGGGTTGTGATGTCCCCGCGTTGGGGTTGCCCGGTGGTGGCTCCGCTTGCGTGGTTGCTTCCGGTGTCGGTGCCGCCTCCGCAACGGGCGCGGGCGTGTCCGGTATGGCGGGTGCGTTGCTTGTCAGGAACGGACGCAACAAAGGAGACGGGTTCTCTCGTTGCTCCGTGAGCCAACCGTCAAACGTCTCTTTGTCATTGGTCGGTGTCCACCGTGAGCGTATGAACTCTCGCACCTCTGGATCGGAGACTCCCACGCCAAGAAGGGCAACGTCTTGCCGGTGTGTCGTTTGGGCTTTGGTGTGGCTGGCTTCAAGGGCGCTGTGCTTCTCTTGGAGATCCTTGATCGTCTGCATTGCCGCTTGAAGATCGCCCTCTGCTTTCTGTCGCTTGCCTGTCTCGTCTCGGAGTCGGAAAGATGGAACCATGGCCTCAGCTTCCGGTGTTTTCTCTTGATCGCTCATGATTGGATTGTCCTTTCGGCGTTATCGCTCGCCGCTGCGGGGGTTGTTGGGGTTGTTGGTTTCAAAATGGCTTCTATGCGATCAACAGCTAACAGCCGTTCGATAGCTTCCGCGTCGTCTTTGACTTCTGGATTCAACCGGCGCAATGCGTCGATCCGTGAGATAAGCCCCAGCGTCAACTCTTGCGCGATCCCGTCTGCCTTGGCTTTGCGTTCGTCCGGTCCCTCTCCGATTCCGCGATAGCTGATCGTGAAGTCTCGCGGGTTGGTTGGGAGGGTGTGCCCGCCGTATGCGTTCGCCAGCTTGGAAGCCGTGGCTAACAGCGTTTGATCGGCAAGCCTAAGCGCGGGTTCAATCTCTCGTTGCTTGCGTCGTTGGCCCTCACGACTCACGACGATTGCGTAACCAGACTGTGCCCCGGTGACTTGGAGATCGGACGGATTCAAACCCGCGTAGGTTGCAAGCCCTTGTTCGTAGGTTCGCAGCGATTCGGCCGCGCTGCGTGGTTCCATTGCCGGGGAGAACTGCGAGAGGGTGCCCCCTGTTGGTCCGTCGCTGGTGAACTTCAGGATCGACTTGCGATCTGTTGGGATGACATCCACGGACACCCCGGCAATGTTCCGGGTTATCCCGGCCTGGCTTGTTACGTCCAAGCTGTACCTCTGCGGGTATGCCGCGTTGGTGAATCCGTCCGACCAATGCGTCCACAAAGAGCAAAGGCGAAGGGATCCACGGACCAACTCGATCCCGCGTTGGTAATTCCAAAGCCGTGAGCCGATCCCTTTGTGATAGAGCACGTACGGCAACACGGGCGCACCGTCTGACATATACGGGTAGGCGTTCACAAACTCCGGTGCATACTTGGCTGTAACGTCGATCCTGTCCCCTTGATCGTTCACCTCTTCAATACGGTAGATCGGCGCGTCCGGATCGGTCACATCCCATATTTCCCACGTCCAAGCCGTCTCCCCGGTTGCCGTTGCGCGGGCGCGTACCTCTTCGACCCGTGAGGGTTGATCGGGATGGTTCGGATCGGGCGTGAGCACAACCGTATCTGCCGTGACTACTCGATATGTGGCCTCGGTTGCTCCGTTCCAATAGGCCCAATCCACTCGAACCAAAGCCTCGTTGACAGCGTGAACGTGTAGCCCTACCGTTGCCTGTTGTGGCCAAAGCCGGGGAGTAATGACGGGGGACAAATCCACATCTGGATCGTCGGAGATCCTCACGTCGGGCGATTGTGAGTATGCGGTGTTGAGCTGGTTGTAGACCAAGAGAAACGTGTTGCGTGAAAGGTCCGGGGATATTTCGAGATCTGCTGCTATTTCTGACGCGAACATGGATCGGATATCATCCCGCACATCATCGGCGTGCGCCCCCTCCAACAATCGAAGGCGCAAGGCTTGTGCGTCCCACCGGGCTTTCTCGTCGTTGTCTTTTGGGCGAACGTGTGCGGGTATCGTGAGCATGTGTATCCCCTAACTGATTATCATCCTACCAGACCCACCGGACGAAAGCGCGGGAGACAGGAACACCTCAGTGATGTAACCCATAGCGTCAAAGGGGTCTTTCAGATCGTCGTTGCCTCCGCGCCAATGCCGGAGGGTGTGTATCAAGCGTGAGCAATTGCGGTGTACCCGCAGCCTTCCATCAACGCAAGCGTTTGAGATAAGGCGAACGCGGGCGTTCACGGAGCCCCGGCGCTTGTACGGTACGGCGATCCGGAACGGCGGGCGGGCGCTGTCCGTGAGCTGTGCGAAGGCTCGCATATAAATCTCATTCATTGAAAAGCCCATTCCCATTCGGCCCGCGCTGTTTGAGTCTCCCCGCGCCTCGGTCACTTCGTGAGGCTCCAGGCCCCAAGCCGTGAGCATATCCAAAACCGCCCGCGCCTCTTCAAGCGGGGTTGATCTGTCGGTGTTGCTGTACTCGTCCAAGACCCACACCGAATCCCCATCAAAAGCCACAAGGTAACAGATCGATTTTCCGGGGCGTTCGCCGTGGTCCCAACCAATGCCAATCCCTTCGCAGGTTTCGGGGGCCTCGTCGTCGTCGAACAGATTGCCCTCGGTGAACCCAGACACCCAACGATCCTCCGTTAGCCCATCCCATTGTGACAATATCCTCTGATTAAACTCCCACGGGCTGCACTCGTTTCTCTGCGCTTCGATGTCTTCCGGCGTTCTGTGTGGCGCGTTGGCGTGTGTTAGCTCAACATGCCAAGTATCCCAACCCTCTTCCGGGTCGACGCTCTCTGAACTATTCCCCTCGATCAGATTCCGGAACCATCCCACCGGTCTACCGATAGGCGTGGCAGTTATCCATAGGGGCGCAAGGTCCATAGCAAGGCGAGCGCGTAGCCCTTGGAAGTGTGCGTATTTCGGTGGCTCATCCACCCAAGCCCACTGAATTCTGGCGCCTTCCAGGGCAAGTAGGGATTGCTCGCAGCCTTTACCCACCATGATTCCGCCCCCATAGGCTTGGCTAACTCGTATGATCTTCATACCTCTGTAAAGGTAGCCCACGCCGTCCACATATTTGCACGACGGATCGAGCACACCCGGTGGTTCCAACTCGCGCATAGCCTTTGAGATGGTACGCCAACCCGTGATCAGGTCGGGAGACAGTAACCAACCTTCCGATCCTGGCTTGGGAACATCTCGGAAGGGGTGCCGCCCAAGCAAGTGATACCAAGCCTCACAGCCACCGGCGTAAGACTTCCCGATCTTGTTGGCTGCAATGAGCGCACGTTTGCGGGATGTGGACTTGTGGAAGCGTCGTTGGGGTGGACTCATGCCCCCTTGCCCCGGCTGCAACATCTCGTACCGTGCAAGAGGGTGAGACGTGAACGCGCTGGTCACCCGTTTGAGAGCCGCGAGATCTATCACTTGGCAAGAGCCGTGGACGATCTACGATTGAGCGCGGCAAGAATCATCTCTTCGGGTAGCTCGGAGATAGTAGACACAATCGCCTCTCTGCCCTCTTTGGTGGTTGGGTCTATCGTCTCCGTTTCCTTTACCTCCATCGTCGCGGCCTGTTGTACCGGTGGCGCGTCTCGTCGGAAGGCGTGGCGCCGTTCGAGCAACCAAGCAGCAGCAGACCATGTACCTTCGTTGGCTGCGCGTCGGATGACAGCGAGCGCGTGTGCTGCGTGTTTGGCCTCGGCTCTTTTTAGAGACTCAAATAACACAACATGTCGCCTGCTCCCGGCGTCTGCCTTTTTGCGCCACATATAGAAACACGCCTCTGTGATGCCTGCATATTGCGCAGCAAGCTTGTTGGTCATCCCCAACTCGAAACCCTCGATCAAAAGCCGGGTTGTTTCTTTGTTTAGTTTGGTCTTCATTCCAACGCGCCCGGTCCTGGTTCTTGGTCGTGGGTCTTGGCCCATGTGGTCCATCGGCGCCGGATGACATCGCAATAGCGCGGATCGATCTCAATGAGTCGGGCACGGCGCCCGGTCATGGCGCACGCGATCAGCGTTGTTCCGCTGCCGCCGAACGGGTCAACGACGGTACTTCCCACATCGAACTGATCGAAGCACCAGACGGACAAGGCGGCTGGCTTCTGCGTCGGATGGACGCGGGCCTGCCCGTGTTCAGACGCCTTGACCATACCGTGCCATTGGTGGCGAAACATCCGAAGGCGCCCAGTCTGGTTTGTCCATGCCAATTCAACGTCAGAGTAGACTTCCCCGATCCGTTCCTTGTTCCACAC